TCAATTATTTTGTCACTGCGACCTTTTTTGGTTTCTTCGTAACGCTTAGCACGTTCTGTACGAGTCTTTTCCAACTCGTCGCCGTATTTACCAATGCCTAACTGTTTATCAAGCAATTGCATTTCTTGTGCAGACTCAAGTAAGGGACGCTCAGCTTTTGTTCGTTGCGCGTCAACAGTTTTACCGTAGGCGTCCGCGACACCTTTGGAGTCAGCAAGTAATCTCAAATAGTCCGGATCAGTCTTTGGACGCATTGCCTCAAGTTCAGGGGGCAGGGCTTGGGCAATACCAACATTACCTGCGGGACGAGGCCCAGCAGGGGGACGTTGACCGCCAGCAGAGGGGCCACCAGAAGGTGGAGGGGCAGAACCTCCAGCAGGGGGAGGAGGGGGGGCCGCAGAGGTAGGGGGTCTTCTTGCCTCCTCCGCAGCTTTTATTTTTGCCGCTTCTTCAGCTTTTATCCTTGCCGCAACTTCTGGCGCTGATTGCTCTAAAAACGCCATTCTTTCTTTGTCTTCTTTTTCTTTTTTGTTTTGCTTTATTTGTTCAACTCTAAGTTTGTCAAGCGAAAGTTCAGTTTCGTCAGACCCTGTATCAAACTCACCGCCTCCAGCAAACGAAACAATACCACCAGGGGCAAAGCTAAACATGCGGGGGTCAACACGAGCACGCATTAAACCGCCACCTGCACTTGCCTGTACTTCTTCCGGCTGGGGTTGCATTTGTGGCTGGGGTACGCTTTCTGGGACAGGCATAGCTTGCGGAGTGGCCTGAGCCATCTGCTGGGCGGCTTGTTGTTGCTGACCGCCTTGTAATGCCATGACCCCAGCCGCTTGCATGGTTTTGTCTTTTACCGTGCCTTGAGGTGGTTGAGGAGCTTCTTTCTCCATCTCATGCTTCATCTGCTCCAGACGGCCCAGTGCCATGTAGGGCGGAATCTCTGGGTTAGACCCATTGACCAGCGCCATCAAATACTTAATGGCTTCCGGAGTTGCTGGTAAATCGTCAAGCTTTGCTTGCGCTCTGAAGGGACTTAATCCGAGTGACATGTGAATACCTCTTAAATTACACCCAGTTGTTTTAATAAAGCAGTTATATCTTTAGCACCGCCAACAACTTGTTGGGCTGTAGATTGTCCTTGCGGTATGTTTGCAACGGTAGAAATCGGTAGACCTTGCAGCATAGACTGTTGGAACTGCAACTTTTTCATTGGGTCATCGCGTTGCTGCAAGAACTCGTTGTAGTCAGCGGTCACGCCCTGCTGCTCAAGCCCTTGCTGCTGCTGACCAACGTTACTCATCAATGCCGCAAGCTGTTGGCCCTGTCCTTGTTCGGTGTTGAACTGCTGGCGGCCCATGTCAAACGCATTGGAGTACCCAGTGCCAATGGCTTTGTTCTGCTCCATTGCCATGTTGCGTTGAGTCTCAGCGTCCATGATTGCCTGACGGCCACCACCAAACGCACCGGCCTGAGTAAGCCTGCCAGCATTGCCTACCTGAGTGATCTGAGCTTGCCTACGCATTTCGTCCAGTTGGGGGTTGAGCACATTTTGCAAGTACGGGTTCATGTACTGTGCAGCCACACCCGTTCCACCCATGGGTTGCCCAGCCGTCCCTGCGGTAGGAGCGCCTGCACTAGTAAAGCTCTGCCCCATATTAGAAGGCACTGTTAAGCCACCAATACCACTAAACAGGTTTTGTTGAATCTGCCCGGGGCCAGCAGTCAGCGGGCCTTGGTATGTTTGATAGGGTGTCTCTGACAGGGCTTGGGCTTTACCCAGCATCCCCGTTACATATGGGCCAGCATACTCAGAAAGAGTGGATGTGTTCGTCCCTCTTGATTGAGGAGAGCCTTGTGCGCCCGGTGTTGGTGTTTCGCCTGCCATGATTGCCCCTTATCTTGGAAGATACTTGTCTGCCTTGGTGTTGGCAGCAACGTTTTTAATGCTCTTCTTGCGAGCTTTTTGGATGCGGTCCATCATTGCATAGAGCTTACGCGCACCTGCTTCAGAAGAGCCGTTACCGATCTCAGAAACAATTCGTGCAGGAATGACAAACTCCCCATCTGCAAGGCGAGCAGGTTGCTTTCCCCCAATAGTAGCAGGGATCGAGTCAGATACGCCATCCCCTGGGCCACGGAGCATACGCCCGCCGTCTGAGTAACCACCCAGCGCAGAGATTCCCCCGCCAGCCGCCATTTTTGGTAGGTTTTTGCCCGCCCACTGTTCATAGGCTTCGTCTCTTGGACCAACCATGCTTCCACTGCCGGGTTCAAACCCATACTTAGATTGCCGCATGTCAGCGGTCTGCTCCGCAGGAAGTGTTTTCATAAAGTCCTGATAAGCAGGACTACGCAAATAATTTTGAATTGAATAGTCGCCTTCTTTGTATGCAGGTTCTCGGGTTTGCGTCTGCCTAAGCAAGTCGTTAATACCCCCAGTAGGCGCACTTGATTGTGTGGGCGCACTTGATTGTGTGGGCGTTACGGGTACTTGTTGGGCCGCAATATTTTTAGCTTCTTGAGTTTGAGCAGCTTGCGCTATGCCAGCATTACCTGGGGCCACGTATTTTGTTGGCGTAAAGTAAGTGCGCCCACCTTGGCCAGGACGGTAATTTGTGGTGTCGCCCAGTGGCACTTGTTGGCGCTCAGCAACTAAACTGGGGATACCGCCTTCGTATCCTTTATAGATACCCTGCTGCCCATCGTTGACAAGCCCCAGTTTCTTTGCCGCCGCGCCTAGAGCAGCATATCCAGCCAACTGCGCTGGCATTCCGTAACCGCCTGAAAGAACTTTCTTTGCCGCATCCCCCCCGGCGTTTAAGTATTTAAGCCAGTCAGGGGTGTCTTTGGCAAGACCAGTAATAGGGTCTGTGTCCGTCCTAATTTCACCTGTTTTTGGGTCAAGCGTGTACGCGTTCTGCCAATAGTCATCCATCTGCGTTGCAGTGGAAAATTTATTTTCATCCAGAGCAGTATTTAAATCTGCTGCGTCTTGGTCTAAATCTACCCACTCGTAGATATTGTCACCCTCTTCATTTACTCCAGTTATTTCATAGCGCCCAGCCATATTAATTCCTTCCAAAATAATTCATAAAATCTTGCTGTGAGTTTTGGTCACTCTCTTTACCCAAGACTTGCGACAGTAACTTTGTAACGTCATTTTCCTCTGATCCGTCTTGTAGTGCAAGGGGAGATGCCGTTTGAGGTTTAGCCCCACCTAGCAGGGGGTTCTTTTGCACCAACTGCCCTTGTTCATCTAGTTTTTGGGGCGTACTAGAAAAGTCTTTCCCGCCATAGAACACTTTAGCCAGTTCAGGCATAACCGTCTGATAGGTTACCGGAGTTTGTTGCTGCCCCATGATTGCGGCAAGAGGGTCAGTTGACGTTGGCGTTGTAGTTGGCGTTGTGGTTGTGGGTTTTTTGGTTGGTAACTTGACAGACGGAATTACGCCGCTTGGAAGTTTTGGTAGCCTTATATTGCCTGTTTTTTCATCAGTCAACCCAGCCCAAGATGTGTCTGTGGCCTCTGTAACACCAGTGATATTACCGTCACCGTCAAGCGTCAGCGTAGAACCATCATCACTTGTATACGTGTAGGTTCCAGATGTGGGATCGTACTTGTACGCGCCCATCCCAGAAGAGTCTTTGTCATAGAAACCTGTGTTTGTATCTACGGGTCCTAAGTCTTGAACGCCCCCACCGGGCAGGTCTTTGCCAAAGTCCGCAACACGTTTGGCCTGTTCTTCGGCTTCTTTGGCTTCTTGTGCCGCTCGAGCGGTCTCCGCATCTATGGCTGCTTGCGCGTCTGCTTGGGCTTTAGCTTGAGCAGCGGCGGCTTCTTCCTGCGCTTTAGTTTGGGCAGCAGATTCCTCGTCCGCTTTGCGTTGAGTCTCGGCTTCTTCTGCGGCTTTTTTGTCCGTCAGGTGTGTATCGTAGGCTTCAGGCGTTGTAAATCCAGCCGCTGTTGCCGCCTTTTGCTGGGCAAGATTGTCCCAGCCCTGCTCTTGAAGAGTTGATACACTTTTAATAAATGGTTCAGCATCGGCTTGTGCAGCTTTATACGTTTGCTCTGCCGCCGCCACTACATCTGGCGTGTGGTAGTTACTAGGGTCTTGTAGCCAGCCCCATTGATTATTCAATGAGTTGTACATGCCCATTTTTTCCCCGTATGGGTATGAAGGGTCTAGCCTGACTGCGTTATATTTATTCAATAAAGCGCCATAGGCATCGTTCTTAGCAAACCAAGCATCGTTTTTTTCTTTTAATGGCGTATAAGCGCCATAGGCATCCTGAATCTTTTGCTCATATTGTTTTAAAGCATCAATGTCTTCCGTGCTACCTTGATCTTGAACAAAATTATTGACGGCGTTTTGCTGACCTAAATCTTTATATCCAAGTGATTTGGCTGCTTTGTCTAAACCTTTTATGGTGGCATCAAACCCCTGATTGAACAGTTGGTAGGCGGCGTTGCTGTCTTTGTTGAATGCCGTTTTAAATGCATTGACTGTGGCTGACTGCTCTGCCTTGCTTAGCCCATCAAACCCAGGCATTTGTTTAAACGCTTCGTTTAACGCTTCGCTGGTGATTGCCCCGGTGACAATTTGAGCGCTGTTTATATCTGTATTGCCTTGGCGTGCGGCGGTGGCAAAGATGTTCCTGGAGATGTTCCCTGCAATCGCTCCGGCTTTGGCCGATTCTGTTGCTCCGGTCACGCCCGTGCCTGCAAATGTCTCGCCCGTGGTAATGTCTGTTTGGGGGCCAACGCCAGTTACATTGTTTGCAACGTACTCACCCCCGGCAGAGATAACGTAAGCTTTAGCCCCTTCAGTGAGCCATTCTTCGGGGCTACTGTTCTTCTTGGTAACAGCCGCCGCTCCGTTGATGTATGGGATTAAATAGACCTGACCCGTTGCCACAGCCGCCGCAATAGCAATCCATTTGGCCGGGTCTGCGGCCATGTCCTTGCCAATATTGTTGACAACTTTGCCAGCAACAGAGTCAGGGTTGTATGGGTTTAGTGCGCCCAAATCTTTGGTCAGTTGACCAACTGCGGATTGAGAGTTGAGTGGGTTTAAACCACCAGCACCGGGTAGCCAAACAGTCTTCCCGCTTTGGAATGGGTTGTCTAGGCCAGGGACAATATTCCCAGGAGTCGCCGAACCAGGATCATTGAAAAATGCTGTTGTAGCCCCGGCGGGGTCTTGGAAAAATCCCATATCAACCAACCTTCCAATTTGTGCCGTCTGAATACACAGGGGTGGCTACAGCGCCACCTGTCACTACCGTTGCTCCAAACACTGGAGCCAGAGCATCAGACACAAATGTCCTAGCGCCCTTGCCGCTGGTTACCGCGCTGGGCAGGGTAGCTACCGTGTAAACAGAATACAGCAGGTTGTTGTTTGTGATGAGTTGCTGGGTTGCGCTGTCAATCTGATTGAAGTACAGGCGCAACATATTGCGAAACAAATCTTCGTTTACCTTCTCATACTCAGGGGGTACAGTTGATAGCGCAGGCGCTACAAACTTGCGAATGTCAGTCATCGTCTGCCATCCTGACGAATGTCAATCCGTGGTGATCCAGCTTGCCACTGAACGCCCAAGGTGGTTGACCTGTACTCCATGGCTATTTGACGGCCACGCACCCTGATGTACACCTGACCTGTAAACGCTTCAATTGGAACAGTTGCCGTGCGAGTGACAGTGGCGTTGTCTGACCCACCTAATGATGAGGGGCTGTTGTACCCAGAACCTGAGTTTTGCATGGGCTTGAGATACATGGTCATCTGGGGGTTTGCTGCGGTAGAGCCAACAAACTTCACATCAGGCAACACACGCCAGATAAACCCAAACCTGTCCCCGTCTTCCACATCAAACTCTGCGGAGGTAATGAAGGACTCCATTGCCACAGCCGTTCCAGTGGTGTTGTCATCCACCCCAACCTCATGGTCAACCAGATTTCTCTCATAGGTGGCAGCAAGAGGGTAGTCCCTCAAACCAGAGTCCAGCCATGCTGTACGGGCCAAAGAGCCGTAGTACCAACAGCCCTGGCCTTGGTTTTCTGCGTAGTTGAAGATCACATAGCTGTCCACCGTGGTGCTTGTGCCCGAGCAGTAGAACCACCAGATTTCATTGAAGCCTTCATTTGTCCCAGCAAACACTTGATCAAACTGCTGCTTGTTGATGTCTTGGAAGACATACTGCCACAGGTCACAGTTCAGAGTCTGGGTTGTTCCCTGGTACTTGTAGAACTTGTCCACGCCCATCCAGTAGGCCACGCCGTTGGCATATGCCACTGAGTTTTCAGATGCTATGGAAACGTTGTCGCCCACAAGCTGAGAACCCCACACAACGGGCGCACCAACATATTGCAGGGAATACAAGGATGAGTCCGTCCAGACCAGCACCTCTTGACGGGCTTGCATGGCTGTAATGATCTCAGAGCCATGTGACAGGCGAAGGCTACCGGCCTGATTGGTGGCGGCAGGTGTCCAGTTCACCACAGATTCCTGATCAGACCAACGGATCAGCATGGGGTCTTGAGTGGTTGAGCCGTAGTCATTAGTTCCAAAAGCAAACACGAACCGGCTTGTATCAGACACCGTGATGTAGTTTTGGATGATTGGGCAAGCAGAAGCGCTTGCCAAACTGACGATGTTTATGCCCCGTGGAGAGACAGAATGAGTGCCAGACTGTGTCCCGGTGGTGATAATGTTTACACCGCCAAAGGTGGCGGTCAGATTACAGGTTGCCCCAGAGGAGCCAGCCACATAGTAGACCGTGCCTACAGCCAAGCCAGTTGGCAAAGCACCCGTAGTGGTGAGTTGGATTGCTGTTCCATTGGGAATTCCGCTCAAAGAGGCAAACGTTACAACCGCAGGGTTTGCGATGGTCACTGTGAACTCTGAAGCCGCCACGCCAAGGTTGGCGTTCCAATAATAAATAGCCCCAACCCGTGGGCCAAATATTAAGTCCTGACCGAAGTTAACTTGACTCCACAACCGCATAGCATCGGTCTGTACTTGGCCGTTACCCCATGTTCCATAGCCCCAAGGGCCAGTGCCCCAGCCTGTCAGCGGAACAGTGAATGAAGGCCCAGTGTTGATTTGGTACTGGGTAACGACTGACCCACCACCGGGAGAGCCTGACGCATCTGTGGCATTGGCTGTGGCCGACACCGTGATGGTGTAACTGTTTATGTTAATGACCGTAACCTGGAATTCACCCTTTAGGACTGCGGCGGTAATGTTCCCGCCAAGGCCGGTAATACCTGCGCCACTGTAGGTGACGTAATCGCCTGTAATGCACCCG